TTAGTGGCCTCCTTCTCTCAAAACTTTTACCAGTTCTTTCTTCTGCATCAATCCACCATTGTGCAAGCTCGGGGTGATCTCGTATCATTGAAGCTATTTGTGACTCTGATTTAAGAAAGCATAGATCACAATTACCTTTTATAGTTTTGCCCTGGACAACTGGTAAATTTAATTTAAAAGGTTGTTGTTCCCAAAAGTTATTAACATCAATTATTGAATGATTAGCATCTACCATAGGATAGTGTGAGTAACTCCCATGCCTAAAACCTAACTTAGCTCTATGCTTTTCATCAGAACGAATACCCATAATATTGTGCCACTTTTTCCAGCCCAGGCTTCTCAAATACTTAGCAATGGTATCTCTTTTCAAAGTTCCTGTACAAAATCTTTGCAGCGGATTAGGTAATCTTTTGTGTTTATTAATAAGCTTGTCGAAAGGTTCTCCGTTGCGACTAGCTGAGTTGTGTGTAACAATTTTAAATACATGCTTGTTTTGTTCGCTTAAATCATATTCCAACCAGGTAACCTGCACGCCCCAGTAAACCGAACAATCATTCACAAACTGCAGCGTTTCAGGCATTTCTCTGCCTGTGTTTGCAAAACAAACCTGTACATTATCTGGTAATCCGTTGTTGTAATCAATAATTTGTTTAAGCATAAAGGCACTTGTTCGCCCACCACTAAATGAAATAACAGCATTGTTGTCTGGAAGCTTATACATTATCTCTCGCCGTTGAAGCCTCATATTCACCTCGGCTCATAGGACCATCGCAAGCACCGAGCCATTTTCTGCCACCGCTTACGCTAAACGAATACTTAGCTATCATACCTTCTTGAATTAGATCTCTCACTAATCCATCTAATATTCTTTGTGTGCTGTTGTTTAAAACTTTAGGAGCATCAGCATCACTCATCATTCGTTGAAGTAAAGCGTCTGCACCTGATTGTTGTGTCATAGCCCTACCTTGATCCTCACAATTAATAATCCAGTTATACAATGCAGTTTTCTTAATCTCTCTATTAGTTCCGCTATGTAATCTTTGAATGTCATCACTTCTGTCAACTAATAATCCACTGTGCATATCTCTTATAAAGTGTCTAATAGCTCTGTTTGCTGGACCATTAGACTTTACAACTGCACCATCAAAGCACCTATTTCTTTGATAATCAATACCTAAATCCTGGCAACGTCTACGACCTGTAGCCTCATCAACTTGCCATAATGCAAAAGCACAACGTACACCATCAACCAATGCTGAAGTACCTCTAATCATGTTTCTCGCTTGTTCTGGTGAACTAACAACTAAATCTTCTTTAATCTTTGTCATATGATGACACATAATTACAGATGCACCAGTTTCTGTAGCTATCTGTGCAAGTAATCCAGTAAGGGCTGCACCCGCTGCAGGATCAGCGTTTACATCAGCGTGAACAAATGATGCCAACGGATCAAACACAATCAGCTTTAAATTAGTCATTTGCTTTATTTGTTCGTAAAGTTTATCAAATTCATCACTGGTCCTGTAGCCCTCATGAGTTTCTTGCATAATAGGAAACACACCACCGACATTAGGCAAACTTACAATTCTAAGCTCGTGTTCAAAATTATTTCTATGATTGTCCATATCAAGTCTTTCAACTCTTCGGTGCATTTCATCTTCATCATCTTCAGCAGTAAATATTATTGTATTACCATATTCATTAATCAAACCACCAAAAGCAGTGGACATTGACTTACCGTTTGATACTTTCATTGCCAAGTCTAAAGTCATCATACCTTTACCAGCATCACCAGCCGCTGAAAATATAATAGGAACACCAAGCGGTAATGTTTCACCTATTAAAAACTTTTGCTCGGGTGCTTGTCCAACAAATCTATTTACAAGTAAAGACTCATCTAAAAGATTAATATTCTTTTTAACTTGCTTAATATTTGTATTAAGAAACTCATTGATATTAAATTGTTCGGCTATGGCATCAACGACATCCCACCGCTCTGGTTTACCTCTTGGCGGTGTAAGCATAGTAACCGACTTAGCATTTGCATTCATAGCTAAGTCCTGGACAAGTTCAGCCACCTTTTTACCCGCTGAATCATTGTCTGGCCATATGATAAGCTCTTTGTCTTGTAATGGCGAAAAGTCAAATAAGTTAGCTGACTTTCTTGAAAGCATACCAGCACCACCCATAGTACAAGTTGCAGTATATCCTAAGTCATTAAGTGCATCAGCACACTTTTCGCCCTCGACCCAAATAATTTTATCTGAAGCAAGAATGTTCGGTATGTTATACAGGGGCCGAACATCAGGCATTCTTGGATATGTGCTTTGACCAGTAAATTGTCTAAATTCTTTTTTAGGTTTACCATGTCCGTCTAATACAGGATTACCCTCTTGATCAACAGTGTTGTATCTGCGAACAAGACATAAAATCTCGCCATGTGCATTTAAATATCTATGTTCGCTATCAAAAGGCGTATTAATATTTATTTGTTCTTTTAATTCTGTATTGATTACTGGCTGCAAACTTTCATCAACTGGTCTTGTGTCTGACACATAATCCTCAAAATATTCTTTTATCTCTGAAAGTTTCATCCCCCTACCTTCCATCATAATCTTAACAATGCCACCGACACCATCAGATCCGTTAAAGTCTTGACCTTTCATAAAATATGGAGACCTTGGATTTATGTCTATTTTAAGAGATTTACCTGGCTCTCCATGTAATGATCCAATAGTAAATAGATTACCTCTCATGACACCATTAGGATAAGTGTCTCTTAAAATATCTATTTGCTTTTGAGCAGGCACTCTTTCACTAATTAAATCTACTAGTTCTCGACTAGACATAGGCTGTTTTTTATTGCCAAAATTTACTATGTTCATTACCATCTCCCTTGATGGTGGCACCTTGCTACCTTCCGTGCCGCCATCAACTTGCACCCCAACAAGTTTCTGTAAACTGACAAAACCTACAATCAAACATATCTTTATTGAACGCAATCCTAGGCAGCATTACATCTTGCTCGACTGCTTTAAGTATATCAACTGCCTTATCACTAGCGTATTGAGCAAGCTCTTGATTGAACGGCACCAGTTCATAATATATTTCACTTGTATTTTTATTTATAACTGTGAACAAACATGGATTATCAGTTAGCTCCATGTAAGCTTGATATAAAGCAACTTGAACCTCATAAGTATGATTAGCCTTAATACCTTTCATCTTGAAATCTCTAAACTTTTTTTCGTTTGCGGTTTTACATTCCCATAACATAGGATATTTAACGTCAAGTGGACCGCTACAAATCACACCATCAATATGACCTTTTATTTTTTCTTCCGCTATTGCAAAGCCATATTGCTTGCCATTAGAGTCCATTGTTCGTAAATCAAAACCAGCGTTTCTAATCCAACCAGCCATACTATCTTCAAGTTCATGACCGAACTGAAATATACGATAAGTTCTTGCATCAAAATCTTTTCCAGGATCTGGCTCGGTGCCCAAAAACATATACTGAATTTTTCTGGAACATTTATCGCCCAAGACAGAACTACCTAAATAATCTCGTTTAGGTTGCTTTTTATTGCTTTCTACAAGCTTGTTGTCGATGACATCCTCAAAAAGGGATGTCATCTTCTGTAATGGTGTCTTCTCGTTCTTCATAGTCGCCGACATATTTAAGAAGTAACCCATTGAGCTTTTGTCTGTCGTGTTTGTCATCTTGATCTACCTTCATTGAAAATTGTATTATAAGTATTGCTGCTAGTATTTCATCCTCTGTTATCTCATTTAGTTTTTTATTCCAACCAAATATATTAAATAATTTACCTAAGTTTGTTAGTGCATCGTCTCCGATCCTGGGCTTATCCATCTACCTTCTCCTACAAATTGTTCGCTACTAAAATGTCCCTGCAGCACTTCATGACCTTCAAAGAAAGCAGAAAAGCTCAAGTACAAAACCATATTTTTGTTTTTTTTAATTATATCAAACAAAGTATCACCTATTTTATCACTGATTTGATCAGGTGATTGTGCAAAAGAAAATGGTAAATACAAACCACCTTCTTTTGTCTTTTCTACACCAGCAGAATTTTCTTCCTGCATTGTATATTTAATTAACATTCTTGCCATCTTTTGCCTCAATTGCTAATGCCGCATATCCAATAATATCAATCATATTGTCTTCAACTTTTGGATTTTGACTGTTTCTAATTTGCTTAATACCAATCATAGCTCTATATACATCATGAATATCAAGCGGTTCTTTTAACTTTTTTCTTAATAATATATTCCATATTGCCGCTATATTTGTGTGAGTTTCTGTAGCATCACCATGTGCTTTTGCTCTAGGTCCGTTTATAATTAAGTCAACTTTTTTTAACGCTTCACTACGCTGCATTATTATCTCCTTCGTAATAACTTAAAATTTTGTCATCAATTTCTTTTTTATTCCACAAATAATTTAACCAACAAGCAGCTTTGTACTTATTCCAACTAAAATCCATAGGTCTAATGAACACATTGTGTCTGGATAAAGCATCTTTTTGTTTAAATGTTACCGCTTGATTTAGCCATCTTTTACCTTTCCTGGCACCATCACTATCTTCAATGCCTCTTAGAAAGTCATCAGCGGCTGCAATTGCTTGTTCCTTTGTGCCAACACTAATGATTCGCAACCTACCTCTATCACGCTTTACAACGCATACAGATATGTTATCTAAGTGTGCGACCAGGCCAAAACCATTAAATCCACTTGCCATCATACATCTACCATTCTCAAAAAGATCTAACCATCTAAATGGAGATCTGTCTATTAAATCTACCTCTGTCATAGTAAAGTTTTCAAGTGCTTCTTTATTATCAGCACCAAACTCATAGCCACAAATT